TTAAACTTCTATCTCGCTGTATGGCAAATTAGCGGCGGCACCCTGCACTTGTCCATCAACTATATATACTTGGCCACTGGTGACACTATCGCCGAGCACAGACTGATAACTGCCATCGGCATGCCTAACTGTCGTCATGCCATTGGCGACAGATACCACAGTGGCAACGGCTCTTTGTGGACGAGGATTAAGTTGGTTTAAACGCTCATAGATATTACTCATAGTGCATTCCTCAGTAGCGTTAAACTCTGATTAACGACCGTTTGACCTTGGTTATTCGTCTGGGCGTTTAATTGCCAAGCATCACATGTAGCCTTATACGTTTTTCCATCAACGGTAACTCCAACCAACATACCAGGTGTAATCGGTGGTAAATCGACCATCAGTTTAGTTCGCAACTGGGTTTGCTTTTTATCGCCCACCTCTGCCAGTTCGTGACTGCCACGCATACGAGCAGCTTGAGGATCAGTAATGAGCTTTTCGAGTACATCGCTTGCAAACTCATCACCCGCACTGCCGGTACGCTTAACTTTAACCGCTACGCCTATCTGTTCACCGCGTACCAGCACCGCATTGGCCATCGTTCTCATCTCATGCCGTTCGCTATGTTCCAAAATCACCCCGTCATGCAATGCCACATCTGGCGTGCTTGATGCTGTATTCCAAGGCGAAACTGGCCACTTAGGCACAAAGTTAATAGTTCGACTTTCCGCATCGACTCTTAGCATGGCTCCGATCGCCACGGCCATAGTATTGAGCGCTTCCGCTGGCGTTTTCGCTGAATAGCTCCAAGCCATGGCTGGCACGGTAAAATCGGTCATTGAAGTGGCAACCGTCCAGCCTGTATTTGCGACAATATCTGAGGCCAAACCCATAAAGCTACGGTCTGTTTGGTTAACGTAGTTGATAGATTTTTTATATGGTGCCGCCAGTTCAGCCAATAAACCGCGACCGGAGGCACCGTAACTGGTATTGCCAAAAGAACGACTTGAACTAAGCGCTTCCACAATGAAATAGAAGTCATAGCCATTAATGCTGACTTTGATAGTCTCACCTTCGGCACGTTCGGCATCCCCTCTGGATGAAAAGACCAAGATGCAACTCGGTGCCCATTGATTGCGAGAATGCTGCATTGAGATAGAGCGCAGAACAATCGAACTGTTGTCACTAAGTCGCACACAGGCTATTTGTGGGGTCATGAGATAACTCCTGCGAATTTGTGGTTCAATCGGCACGTTGAAATCAAGCGGTGGTAATGTTGGGTGGGCATCGATCAGCCCCCCGCCATCATCCCAATAGCAATAGTTAGGGTTTTGCTTGAAATTCAAACTAACGGGGGATTGGTTATTCTGCCGAGGTTTATTGAAGCTGATGACAACCGCCCCCGGCTCAGGTGGTTGGTAAGCATCTGAGCAAATCCAGCGAGGTGCAGGAAAACCCCACTTAACATGATGCCGGTTACAAGTTGCTTGTCCCTGCCATGAGAAACGATGATTTTGCTGTCGTGGGCTGCCTTGTGAGAATGGTTGCAACACACTGGCACGCATTACTTTGCGATTACGCCAGCTAACACCAGCTTGCTCGCGCAGAGTCGCTCCAGTAAACCAAGCGGGTACTATGTCACGGCGATGCGAATACGGTAGTGACCAACGCACTGATGAGCAACGCATGACTGTAGTTTTAACCACCCACGGTTGATTAACACACCTTTGCACGGCTGGCCCTGTATGACCAGAAACAGTAACATTATCCCGATGAACCTCACCGTGCCAAAGGCTGGCTTCATGAGTACCGATGTTAGTTGCATGCTCATTAAGCGTCATTTGCTGAGCAATAAACTGCGCCGCCGACCAGTTCACACTCAACTCCATTCCCAACAACATAGGCTTGGGCTGAGGCTTAATATCGACACCAAATTGAATCTGAACCGGAGAAACAACATTCTGCCATGGTCGGCTGAATACGATGGTTACCCCGCCATTATCGAATTGTGGAGATACCGGCGATTGAAGATCGATCCATGCTTTGCTGAATCTCAACATCAGTTATCCTTAAACTAGGGGGATATTGCCATCACCCGGCTCAAGCTTTATACCGTCCAAAACAGCTGCATTGAATTGCCTGTCATCATCCAGCAATAGCAACAAAATATCATTCATGTGCTGATAAATAGGCGGCAAGCAAATGCTCTTGATATGTCCAGAAGCAAAGTCTCCGGTGCGAAGCACCATCATTCGACTGCGATCTAAAACAATAAAGCGCTCAGCCTGTGGGTCAGCGTCCATGGTCAGCTTTGACATTGGGGTAGGTGTTACCCTGTCGAGCATTATCCCTAGTAGTTTACTCATACCATACCTCTGCATTTATCCAATAACTACAACCCCCATTGTGAGGGTTAGGTACAAGGTAGTGCTGTTGGCCGAATATCTCTTTGGTTACAGGCCAAAGCTGGTCTGAATATGCTGATGACGATGAAACAATGATTCCCGGCCAAGTACCTCTGATAGGTGGCTGCAATACGCTATTAACAAAAGGGATGCCCTGGGAATCCTGATATTCAGTCGTTACCTGTGTGGGGTGATATCCATCCAACCCAACAACAAACTTACCGTAGACAGGGTTTGGAGAGCCCACTCCAGGTGCTGCGGTGGAACTGTTGAATAGATTTCCAAATGGAAAGATAAGCTCATGCCTTTTACGGGTATCAGCGCCTGTCACTTCACCATACCGACCAACTTCATGTCCATCATAAATATACCCAATACTGAATTGATAGTTTCCTGATGTGTTATCGCTGCTCGCCTTGCCAAAGATACCGAACCCATTAACATCATTTAAATAACAAGAATCCAGTGATCCAACACCAAAAGTCGGGTTGTCTCTGGTTCCCATGGCCATATACGGATACTGGGTGCTTGAGGTTAAAATATAGAATGCCAGTGAGGTTGCCAGCACAATCCACTTGTCCGGATATGATGAACCACCAAATGTATATAGATAGCTTGCGCCAGGTGTGGTGTTCCAGTCTGGATCAATCTGTGTAATTAACGGGGCTGTCTGAATGGAAATTAGATTATTGTTGCGTCCATCCTTATACCTACTCCAGAAATGCATAAATCCACCTGGGTAACCTGGAACGTCCGCAGCTGTCCTAAAAACTATCTTCTCATTAGTGGCATCTTCCAAGGCCACAGACCACCCGGCAGGCTGTTTGGTGCCATATCCATCAACCAAGCACTTGCGAAGGATCTCAATCCATTCAGCATAAGTTCTATTTTGCAGCTGAGGTGCGCCGGGATCGTCCCAGCGGTAAACCGTTACTGGTAAACTCATATTGTGTTCCTCTTATGATTCATTACCCCGGAAGGCAATCACTGCCCGGTCGGTAGATATTTGGCTGTGGCCGCTGGCGACTGAACGTAGCAACATAACGGGTTTTGACGCCGCATAAGTCGCGAAGCGGATAGCTTCGCCAACATTCCAGCCACCGCCAAAAGCCCCTGAGCGAATAGCAAAATAGGGTTGCTGTGTACGCGGGTTGATAGGTAAAAAATCGTTGAGAGTGTCGCCGGTAGCTATTTGCCCCACCCTGCGACCAACACACCTAAAGGTCGTGGCACTGGAAAAAATCAGCACCCAGTCTTCGTTGGTAGCATCGGCATTGTTCACTTCGATTGGGTAATCCACTACATTCAAACTACCCGTGGCATTCGTGCCGTCTTGCTCCCAATTATTGGTCCAAGCAGTCATGTCTCGTACAGGCCCAACCCTCGCTTGAAGGTTGCCAAAGCTTTGGACGCTGGCCACAATTGCCCCAACGGGGTAAGTACCTTCTAGTTCTGAGGCCAACTGCAGCGTGTTATCACCAACATCAGTGACCAATGCCTCTTCACCGATGCTGTCAGTTAACACAAACGGGGCTGTAAAACCGTTAAAATCGCTGTTAATTGTGACAACACCTGTTGTTGTGTCGTGGCTGTAATGGGCATTGTCTATCGTCCACAAGCTGGCTCCTGTTGCATCGGTGATATCAACAAAACGAGCATTACTGCGTGTATTGAACGTTTGCCCTGGTGCCGGGCTACTTATGCCTTGTATTTGAGTGTGTTCAATAGTGATCGGCGTCCAAGCATTGAAAATATCGACAATGCCACCGTTTTTGAGTCTCAACGGATTGAGGCCATAAAGCTCGGGAGGCGGGTTGAGCATGACCGTTTCGCTAATGTCATAGCGCAGTGATGTCAGATCCACTGCTTGGGTAAATGACAAACTAACCTCACCAGCATCAATACTGCCACTGATCCCCGTCCCGCTAATATTGCCATTACTGTCGGCACTGGCACTAAACAGGGTGTTGCCATCAGCTGTGGGTACAGTGACATAGAAAGTATCTAGGATTGGTGTGGTTTGCGGCAGCGGGAATGTCACACTGTTATCGCTAACGGCGGCATCTTCAATAATCGCATCATAACTAATGCTAAAATCACCACGGGCATCGGTAAATTTAGTGACTTCACCGGTGAGGTAGTCCACCTTGGCCAGCACTTGACCGTTGCTTTCACGCAGTTCTCCCCCTTCAAATTCAGAGAGTGTCGATGTGCCATAGTTACTGTCAGTAAACGTCGCTGTAGCAAACACCGATCCTTTAGTGAGTTTCTTGCCTACTGGAAATGCAGTGTCATTGCGATAAATGCCGTACCGCAGCGATGAATACCAACTAATACCAATGGTCTGGCCGCTAGTTCCACCATGCGGATAAACCACCGTAACGGTTGAGCCAGTTACATCCAGTGTCCCCAAATAATAGTAATGACCGATCACCTTGATGTTTTGCACACCATGATTTTCAAAATATGGGTCAACCAACAGATCCGGCACGCTGTAGAGATAAGTCGTTTTATCACTTTGGCTGGGAATGGTGATGCTTTTATAAATCAACCCACTGGCTACATCCGCATTATCATCGCTGGTAATGGTATTGCCTGCACTTACCGCCTTTTGTTTCACTTTAGGCAACAGCTCTGAACGCGTATTTTTTACCCGTAGCAGAGTACTGTTGTTTTGCTCAGTGAGCATAGTCACACCATGATATTTAATGTTGGCATTCTGCGAGGTCAGTCGCAGTTTAGTGCAGCCTTTTTCGCCGTTTATCGACAAATCAGCATCTGGTGTGTCATAAGGGATCGGTGGTGAAAACTCCACTTGCCCTTGTTGTCCCCCCGTCACAGTTTGTTTTATTTCACAGAAGTGCTCAAAGCGCGGATAGCGGGCATCTTCATTACCTTCATACTCCACCGAAATACAAACAACCTGTCCTTGCATAAAGGTGACATTGGCCCAGTAATCACGATCGTTATAGCGATACATAGACTGAAGATAAGCTCGTGGAAATGAGTCTTGACCCGCGAGTAGGCCAATCAAACCGCCTCGGATCAGTTGACCGGCACGCACGCTGGACTCAAGAATATCGACCATGTCAGTCATGCGCGATTCATCATCAAGTGAATCAGACTCAGCAATCAACCAACTGACCAGCGGATCACTCGGTGGCTGCGAAATAAAGATGTGTCCATCCAAAAGAGTTTCAGCCCCTTGCGTATCAAGCGCAGGAAAGCACTTAACGATATCCACGGCACTCACAGCGTGGTCAATATCTGAAATTGCTTTGAATAACTCGTTTAACTCACCACTGACAACCGGGTTTTTAGTACGTTGACCACCGGCATCGGCACTATCGCCCAGCAATTCGGGTTTAAAAATTTTCAGGTTTTCACGAGTGATTGCCATTATTTGCATCCCTTTAAACTGGGGTTAAACCGTTATCAAACGCAGATTAACGGTGTCGTATATTTCTGGTTCCTGGTCGCTGTAATTAAATAATGGAGAGCCAGTAACAGGCTGGTCTTGGTAGTCCCACATCACAGTTAATTCATCGCTATGCACTTGCAACGCAAAACTGTTGGCTCCGGCATTTACAGCATGAGCTTCCAAGGCATCAAAGATCTCAGCAGTCACGCTATCGCAATACAACACTATGGCGCGCCCAGCCTGCACGGCTGCCACTTCGATATGCTGGCTTCCATCCAAGGCGTATTCATGGCTAACACGCCAAGGGGTATAGCCCGTGCGGTTTAGCCAAATAAACTCAGGCAGATTGATGCCATCCAATATGATCATGATGTCCCCTTGATTCGCTCCAGTTCGTCCAGCAGTTGCTCGGCGGCGGAGCCATACACTGCCGCATCTATCTGGTTGCCGGATGGCAACACCAACTCCAGGCGTACTGTTTGTGCTGCTGAGCCACCCACAGCTGAAGTTGTGCTCGGTGGTGGCTGATTCTGTATTGGAGAATTATTGCTGGTATTGGTTGTCGGGCGTTCTGCAGGAGATTGCTGCTGACGCTCTGCCAAATCTTGCTCAACCTGTTTTTGTTTAAGGTTGTAAACCTGTTCAGCTAACTGCAGTGCTTGCCTGGCAGCACTAACTGACGCTTGGTCTTCTGCGGCTTCGGCCTCTTTGAGCTTGGCTTGTAGTTCTTGCCGCTGTTGCTGATAACGGCGTTTTTCAATGGCAGCTTGGTTGTTATTAAGCTTGTCCAGTTCATCTTGCAAGCTACCCACTGTGGCATTGATGTCATCGCGCAGATCGATAATTTGCTGGCGCGCATCAGCAATAGCACCGCGCAGCTTTTCCATGGTCTGGTCATCAAGATCACGAAAAGCAATATCGGCATCTTTGGCGGCTTTATTAAGTTGCCCAAGGGTCATTGCACCTGTGTTTACTGCGGCCATTAACTGCCGATAGCGCAGTGTTTGGCTGATCACCGAACGCTCATTCTCAAAGCCAGCGATACTCATTTGCGAGAGCAGTTGCCACCACCCGGCTCCGACCTGCATGTTCTGCGCAATATTGTCACCTAACTCCTTGTAGCGCTCTTTAAGCTCCTCGGTACTGGTACTGCTAAAGTTAAAGGTTTGGTCTAGTGCGGCCTGAGCCTCTGCAAAGTAGCTGACATACTCTGTAGCTCGGCCTGTTTGCTCTTGCAACCGCTCCAACTCTTCGCGTTGTTCTGCCAGTGTCTTGGTGGCTTTTTGAGTCTGCTCGCTGGCGGCTTTTTCGGCATCAGCATAACCACCCATCAGACGCTGCAGCACAGTAAGCACATTGCCCAGGCGCTCTTTCTGTTGCAGATACTCAGTAGCGGTAAGACCGTTATCCTGATAGGCCTTTTCAAGCCTCAATAACTCGTCTGATACGGCTTCATACTTAGCTTTCAACTGAGAGTAATTAGCTGCTTCGAGAGCCTGAATTTCGGTAAGCTCGCGAGTCTGCTGTCCAAGCTGAGTTTGTAGCCTTGTCAGTTCAGCAGAAGCTTTGGCCTTTTCTAGGGAGCTGGCAGTGCTTGAATCCAACACTTCTTTGCAACGCTGTAGCCGCTGCTCAGTCGTTTGTAACTCACGGCTCAGCTTTATTTGTTCTGGTGACGTCGCCGCTGTCGCATCAGCAAAGCCAAGTTGCTTGGTAATTAACTCATCTAACGATTTTGACAGCCCCAGATTGGCCGCTTCGGTTTTCAGTATCTGGGGAACAGGTTTACCAATAGCCTCCGCCGCCTCCAAAGCAGCTTTAGCCCATGCCTGAAATGCTTCTTTTTGTTGAGCCAATGGCTCTCTGGCATCACGGATCAACTCAAAAGCCGCGCGAGACTTATCTGCGGTCTTTTGCAAGGCATTCGCGCTGGTCACACCCAGATCTTTATAGGCTTGCTCCAGTGCTTTTGAGCCTTTAGCCATAGCATCAAGGTAAGTTTGGTGATCTTGAAACTTAACTTTCAACTGCTCCAGCAGGGTAATGTGAGCAGCATATTCATCGCCTTGGGATTTGAGCGAGTCAATGGCCAAATCGACGGTATTGATAAAGCCACCGATCCCGCCTTTCACGTTCTCCAAGCTACCAGCTTGACGATTGAGCACATCGGTTAACCGCAGGGCTTCGTCTACGGTCACCAAAATAGGCTGCTCCAGCTTGGCCAGTTCTTTTCTAATAGCATCACTGGCATCGGCCACTTCTTTCATGGCACTGGCGGCAGAACGCCACTTACCACTGGCGTTGTCATATACCAGGGCACCACCTTCTACCGCCTTGTTGAACTCTTCCATGTTCTCAAAGGCCACGCCAGTTTGTTCGCTCAGTGCTTTTAGCTCAGCGGCTAACTGTTGGGAACTGCTGGCAGCCTCACGCTCAGCCTTGGCTTGAGCTTCACGGGCATCAAGTAAAGCCTTATAGGCCACGCCAACAGCGATCAACTCTTCGATCAGCCACAGATACATGCCCGCACGACCTACGGCAGCAAGAGCCTTTTTCCATTTCCCGGCAGCAATAGTGGCGGCATCGGTGGCAGCAGAAGTGGTAGCAACAATGGCCGCATAACTACGCATGGCAGCCATTGCCGCCCTAGCCCCCACGACAACATCACTGAAATAACTGCCAACTTTAAGAGCTAACCAGGCTTTAGCGACAAAACCTATCTCTTCGCGATAGTCATACAACAAACTCATGGCCGATTTAATGGCCGCACCGGCACTAATGATAGAGTCGCTAAAGGTTTGCGCCCATTCTCTGAGCCGCCCATCGGCAGCCATAGCGGCAAATTCGGCATTGAGGCCACTGATTTCATTTTTGAGCCAGTCCAGCGCGCCAGACTGTGCTACCAGGTCATAAAACTGGCTGACATTATCCTTCAGGTTGGATACTTGCCCACTGAGCAACGCCATCTGTGCAGCAGCACTGCCTGTGCTGGAACGGCCCATTTCATCAATCAGGCTCTTGATAACATCGCGACCAAGTTTGCCCTGTTCGCTCATCTTCTGCAGTTCGGCAGTGTTCTTGCCGGTGACAGTCGCCAGCATGTCCCACACTGGCACGCCGCGCTCAACGAGCTGTAAGATCTCTTCGCCCTGGAGTTTTTGTTTGGCCCAGGCTTGACCGAGCGCCAAGCTGATGCCTTCCACTTCTTGGAAGCCGCCGCCCAACTTTAGCGCTTGATCGGTGACAGCCTGCATCGCGCCCGACATTGGGTCGATACCGAAGGCTTTCAGCTTGACGAATACCTGGCTGACCTCATCGAGCTGCAACGGGGTGTTTTTAGCGAAGTCTTTTACCCATGCAGTGGCTTTCTCACCACCGGAGATTGATCCCATCAAGGCATTGAACTGCACGCCAAGACGTTCAAACTTATCGCCTGTGGTAAACACCTCCTTAACCACTTGCGCTACGCGATCAAATCCCACATAAGCAGTGGCCAAAGCGGCAACCTGAGCAACCACTCCGCGTAAGCTATCAGCGTGATTACGCGCCTGGGCATTGCCTTGGCTAAGCTCCCTGCTGAAATTATCGACCTTACGACCTGTGGTGTCGAAATCGGCCCCTAGCTTGCGCTGTGACACGCTCAGATTGTTGTAGTCGATACCTGATTTCGACAATGCCTGTTGCAGCTTGGTGTGGCTGGCAGACTGCTCTGCCAGCTCACGTTGCATCTGTTCCAGCTCTTTCTCGGCACTATCAATAGTACGTGCCAACTGGACAAAAGGTTCATCGGTGCGCTCTGCCTGGCGGCGTAAATCATCAAGGGAAAGTGCTGCAGCGGTTAACGCCAACTCCTGTTCTTCGAGGGCATTACGACTGGCTTTAAAACTGTTGATTAAATCCTGCTGGCTGCCTAAATCATCCAGCTCACGGGCAAGTTCCGCAGCCTTGGGATTAACACTGTCAGAAGCATCACCAATGCGCTTGAGTTCCTCAACCAGCGCCTCGATGCTTTGCTTGCCCGTGGCTTCCGCCACAATGCGCAGTGCCAATTCCAAGGTTTTATTGCTCATGGAGTACTCTTTAAACGTGGTTTAAACGGTGCATTAATCGGCGTTAAAGGCCACCAGAGCATTGGCTTTGATGGCCTCGTGTGGTTAAGCGTCCAACTCCAGATATTCGTAGGGTGAATCTTTGCCCGTTACCAGTTGTGCCTTACCCGCCAAGGTTGCGCTGACAAACTCCGTAGCGGCAAAGTCGATAGCATTAGTGGACGACAAAGACGCATCGAAGATCTCCAGTTGGATCGGCTTACCGGTTTCCAGGTTGGTGCCTTCGCCAAAAATGCGCGCACGGGTTTGCGCATTAATGCCCCCTTTGATCAAGGTGCCACTAATGGCGTTGTATTGCGCCGTCACGGTAACCGCACCACCGGCCTCCACTATCCCACCTTTCACGGTGCGAATAAGCCCCAAGGCATAGTTGACTTCGTAGTCGGTACCCAGCGCGATATCCGTCGCATCCTTTTTCACTACAAAGCCGGTTTCAGCAAAGTTCTTCTGCCCCAGCGATACCCAACGCTGATTATCCGGCAGGGTAATCGCCTCATCGGCCAGGTTGCCGGAGCCAGAATTAACAACGCTGGCATCCCCCATCAGTGCCATTGCCAGCATTTCGGCTGGCACATCGTCAAAGCTCCACTCGACTTCGCAGGGTTTAGCGATTTTGACCACAGATGCTGCTTGCCCATAGCTGGCTTTCTTCCGGCTATGACGCACCTTTTCATCGGCTTCATTTTTGATGGCCAACTTGGTGGTATTAATCGGGCCGATGATGCCGGTGCTCGCGCCCATGGCGTTTAATCGGTCAACAAAGAAGTTGCCCGCGACCAATAATCCAGACATAACTATGTTCTCCTAAGGGTTATTTGGGTTAAATTTAAGCTGGACACTGAAAGCCAACGGGAAGTAGGCGTGACTTACTGTGTACTTGGGTTTTACAGGGGTTACCACACGCACAAATGGCCCGATTAGCTGGCCATCAATGCTGTAGGTTTTGCCGCTTAAGCGGCGCAGCACTTTGGCAATCAATATGCCGGGCGTTTCGTGGATGGATAAACGACAAGCAATCACTACCAGCCAGATCTGTTTTACCTGCTGACTGTTGCCACCCTGCGCTGTTTCGGGCAGCGTGTCGCCCTGATACAACACATGCAGGGCTGGGGTTACTTGGGCACGTTCGTCCACATCCCCCAACTCGTTCTGGGCGTAAACCGCCCTTATCCCGGGCACATCGTTAAGCAACACTTTCAGCGCCTCGCCGGCGATCAGGTAGTCCTCACCGAGCTGGTACATCAGATAAACCCCTTACTAATGGCTCGACCAAAAACACTACCCGCACTTTCAATCACTGCCACCGTACCGCCAGGCTCAACCGCTGCACCGTCTGCCAGCCCCAATTGAATATCGCCTTTGCTCACCAGGGTGAGCCACTTCACCACCGCCAAATAACGCTTCTCAACCTGCTCAGGGGCGCGATCGCCAAGCAGCAAATAGCGGGCGATATCACAGCAACTACGCTCCAACACATCGGGTGCGTTAGTCAGTGGCAGTTGATAGCGCCCCGCGAGGTAGCTATCAATCTCAGCACTGGCATCTGTCAGGGCTTGCTCCAACACCGCCAGGTTAATTTCACCAGGGGTGCTGTCTTCGCGTTCGGTGAGCAGCTGTAAATCGCGTTGACCAAAGCGACTGATCATGGCGGCAGTGGTGGCGTACATTACTCAGCGCCTCCCTCGTTTTGAGCGTCTTGATAGCTTTGCCATAAGGCATCGCGTTCGGCAGCAGAGATAGGCTTACCCATTAACTGGGTGAGTGCTGCCGTCTGCGGCTTGTTGCCCGAGGTAAAGTGTTCTTTGTTGTCAGGCGCCAGCTTGGCAATCGCTTCAGCAAAGGTCAGTGGCGTATTACCGTCCGTTGTGTCCATACTCCCTTGCGTTGAAACCAGTGCAGGCTCTGATATCCCTTCGGCCGTTTGCACACGAATGCGCGGGTCAGCCTTAATGGCGGCCAGTTGTTCATCTGATAAGTCGTCAGACAACACATTCTCACCGCGAACAAAGGCCACACCAGCACGGCGGTAACCGTCATGGGCCAAACAGATTGCCACCAAGACGGCAGTAGAAACATCAAGCGTTGGATTATCCATTTCATGGTTCTCTCTCTGTGTTTGCTTTGACCCACGTCCCTGTGAGCCAAAGACATGGGTTACAGGCCGGGTACCACCAGCAGCTCAAGCTTGCCTTTCAGCTCGTTCTCCACCGAGGTGCCATTCTCATCAACCAGCTCGCGGGTCAGCAGCTTGGTAGCCACTTTCTCAAGGCTTGCCGGAACCACCAGCAGACTGGGGCGAATTTTGAGTTTCTTGCCACCGTCACGGGTGAAGCCCTTCATCTTCTCGATGGTGTCCCAAAGGTTGTCAGCGTTCAGAGCACGCTTATTACCAAAGGCCATCTGCCAGAAACCAAAACCTGCTTCGCAGCGCATGTCAGCGCCAAACTGGAACTCGTTCTTAGTCCACACTGCGGGGTCGGTGGGATTAAACAGGGTGTTCAAATCCAGTTTGCGGCGCTCCTGGAAGATGAGTGGCAGCAAGGGTCGAGTGGTATCCAGCACAAACCAGGGTTCGCCGGTGTAAGCACCATCCAGCACCATGTTGGCCACCGAGGTATCGGCGCCAGTGCCATCATGCTTGGCATTCACCGGGTGGTCGGTGTCAAAGAAGTTCTGGCCGTCGTAGCACAGCGAGGTAAAGCCCGCCGCCAGCAGGTCAAACACCAGCTCGTCAGGGAACTCCATCCCTTCCTGGGCGAGCATGGCCACCATGGGTTTGTAGGTGCCCACGGTATCGTCTTCGACATCATCGCGGCTGATGCCAATGGTGTTTTCAAAGGTGCGATTAGTAATGGTGTAGCCGTGTTCCTTAATGGAGTTAATTACCCGGTCACCAATCCACTCTCGGAACGAGGGCATAGAACCCAGCCAACCATAGGTGTTGGATTTGGTATTGCTTGGCACCACACTGGCTACTTTCTTGTAAAGCGGCTCTACGTTTTGCAGTGCGTTTTGAAACTCAGCCCGCACCATGGTGCGCAGGGCTTGCAAGCTTGCAGCATTAATCGCAGCCATCAGTGTTACTCCTTGTCAGCGGCTTTGGCCTTGGCAAATTCGTCTTCTGACATGCCCCAGGCTTTGGCCAGTTGTTTTTCTTCAGCAGACAGCACCGCCAGCTTGGTGTCCTGCTCTTTGGGAGCTGGCACAGTGGTGGTCTGTTTTGCGGTTAATGCAGCCAGTGGTTTACGGGCATCGAGGTTTGCCGTCAGGGCCGCCATCGACTGCTTACCCAGGGATTCCAGGTAGTCCTTTTCACAGGCAAAGGCACGGCCATCATCGATGGCGGCTTTCACGGTTTGCTCAACCGTCAACGCGCCGTTCTCGGCGGTCAGTGCAGTGAGCTGCTCACGTAGGGCGTTGACCGTGGCAATGGGCACGTACTGAGTCAGATCTACTTCGGTGCCGCGCTTGGCATTCTCAGTAGTCAACGCGACCAACTGGGTTTGTAGGGCGTCCGTTTTTTCTGCCTTAGTAGCTAGCGCAGTGAGCGCGGTTAAGGCTTCGGTGGCTTGTTCTTCTGGCATGGCGTTGAGGTCTTCAACGGTAATGCCAAGCTTGGCCAGCATTTTTTTCAGCAGTTCTTCCACGGTCTTATCCTCCGCGATGGGTTGGTTATAGTTGGATACTTGGGCATTGAGCTGCGCTGACAGCTCGGCGAGTGGCAACATGCCATCGACGCCGGGGCGATTGGTCAGGGCGCCGGAATGGATAAATTGGGGGCGGCCTGTGGCGGTGTCATAGCCAAAGACCAGCGAGAAATAGCGATATTCCTTGGCCGCAAGAAACGCCATGGCTTTGTCGGTGAAGCGAGGCTTAATGAACAGCCCTTCACCGGGACGGTAGGCCACTTCCTTGATACTGAACCAACCGGCTGCAGGTGCCGGTTCGCCGTTTTTTTCTCTGTTCAGCGTCTGGTGCTCGTAATCCACCACCAGATCACCGGCTTGATGTGGGGTGTTGGCTTGCAGCGCGGCAAAGGCGATGTTATCCATCAGCCACTTACCACCAGCGACATCGTGAGGACGGCCATCAACCGCTGCAAACTGGCCATCTGGCAAGGCTTGTACCCAACCGTCATCGTCGCCAGTTGCACCAGCGCCGCCTATCTCAAAGGCGATGGCTGAACTTAATGCTGCAAGCTGCAGCTGCTGCGCGTGGTGTTTTTGGGTGGACATAAAAATGGGCACTCGTTGGTGTTCGAGTGCCCATTGTGGGAGGTGTAACTAGCTCAGCGGATTGGAAAGGTTTCGGGGTTAGTCAGATTAACGTCATCCCTCCGACCGAAACTTAACAATCGTTTACCTTTTTGGTTGACATTGATAATCGCTTTAGGTAGCATTGGTGTCATCCTAACGGAGGGTATCATTATGGCATTAACTGATTTCGGAAAAGCAATAAGGAAAGCGAGAATAGATCTAAATTATACATTGCGTTCAATGGCAGCAGAATTAGATACATCACCAGCATTCCTAAGCTGTTTGGAGACTGGAAGCAAAAAGATTTCAAAGACTTGGGTTGAAAAAATCGACAGCTTTTTGTCAAAAAAAGACTACAAAATTGAAAACCTGGAATCGCTAGCAAACGTTTCAAACGAGAATGTACCTCTGGATGGCCTAACTCATCAACATAAAATGTTGGTTGCAGGTTTTGCTAGCTCTCCTTTTACTCCAGAGGAACTGAAGAAATTTGCTAGCTTGCTCCAGGAGATGGAGGAAGCAAATAAATGAACGAATACCAGCTTAGGGGGACTCGAGTTCCCCCTATGAAAGAAGACAAAATCAAGGGCATTGCGCTAGTTATTGCGGGAACGTTTGACTTTAGCAAGAGGAAAAGGCTCAAAACAGAAAACGGATTCGAGAGGTTATCCGAGTACGGTATTACTCTTTCAGTTATTCCTGATAAAGATTGGCTAGATCTCACTCAAGGGCATTTTGACCCATCGACAATGACCATTTCTGTTCCAGAAAAAATTTACATAAATGCATGCGATGGCGATTGGGATGCACTTTTTGTAATGTTCCATGAGCTAGGACATCTTTTCCTTGGACATAAAGCTTTAATGCACCACGCAAAAGAGCTTCCTACCATGAGCGAAGATTCGGAATGGCAAGCTGATTTGTTTGCATCAGCTATTATCGAGCATATGGGATTCGTTGAAACTCGCCAAATGTCATTCAATTTTTACAAGTAAACCCCACTGCAATGGGGTTTACTTAGGGGGTTGGTAAGGTTGTTAGCGCAACCAAGTCCAACGTGTCATCAACCATAAAGATACATTGCGTACCAATATTTGGTGTCTAACGAATTTAGGGTGTAGAGTATAGTAAGTGGCCTCTACATAATCAAGTATTATTTTGCATGTATCTCTCGAAACTAAGACGAGGTGCATCATGCCTAACGGATATTGTCCGACTTGTGGCGGCGCATGCGAAGTAACTTTCGCACGTCATGTGACGAAGAACGGCGTAACTTATTACCCTAAAAAGGCAAAAGTTTTCGTTATTCCTCACTGCAGCGCATGCTCTTCAAGGCCGTAAAACAGCCTTGAATCATCTAAAAAAGCCAAAGAGCTTATCTCTTTGGCTTTTTTCTGTTTAAACCCTATTTAAATCATCATAGAAACGCTTATTTACTATCGATGAGTACCATTACTAGCTATGCTGCAAGTACGTGCCTTAGAATCGCTCTCTGCGCGTTTGTATATTCAAAAGGTATAAAAGTCTGTAACTATTTCTAAGGTAGCTTGCTCATCGTCAAAACTGAGGCCAAGAAACTCGCGGGCGGGGATCTCCTTACCTGGGATCATGCTCTTGGGTGAAGTAGTGCCACCGAATTGTTGCATGGCGGCGTAGACCATATTGGAACCCAGCTCCAAACTATTGTCGTCTGCCTGGTATAGCAACTGCTGCAGCAAGATATCGTTAAGCCGCAGAGGTGAATTTTTATGGCGCGGTTTTAATGCCAGGGTGGCAGTACTCAATGGCGCCCACGGCGTACCATCTGGCGCGATGCCTTCAGCATTACGTTGGTTATGGCTGAATAGCAGCATTTCACCGATGTCGTTCATCAATGGACCTAACTGCTCACCCTTGGTAACCAACCGCTGCAGTTGCTGGATAACGCCAGTGTCACCATCCAACGTTACTTCAATACGTGCTCCAACCATTACAGCAACCCTGCCTGCATCGCTTCTTCAAATAGTTGCTCATCTGCTGAGGCGGCAACAAACAGCGCCTCAAACAGATCGTTAATGCGCTCAGCTTCCTCGCCGATGGCGCTGTCAGCCAATTGATTAAACTCTCTAATCGCCTCAATGGTGAGCGGCTGGGCGAGAATAGCTTGAGCACGCTGCAGTTTACTGGTGTCGGTCATGACTTGGGTTTTCTCCTATTTAATCTTGGCAGCGGCGCTGGAGGCTGCTTGTTTAATAGTAGCCACAATCGCCTGATACAAAGCGGGGTTGTGTGCCCTTACCTTATCGGGTGCAAACAACCAGCAGGCAAACCACTCGGCGAAGGTTTCGTAATTGGTGCTCATGCCATACTGCGACACATAACCAAACTGTGCCAGCGCCGTTTCACCACCCCAAAAATGAATTTGATGGCCAAGCTCGTGAGCCCAGGTTACCAACACCCGAGCGCTATCACCGCCAAGCACTTTAGCGCGGGTCGATACACTCCAGTAGTGTTTATTCTCAACCGCAGCCGCCAATACTTCACTGGCAGCTTGCGCCACACTGGCCATCTCCACCTTATTCAAGTTTGCACTGGCAGGCACTTTAACCACTATATGCTGCCAGCTTTTGGCGGTGAAGCCATTGGTGCGGCTGGGATGGCGCGAGTAATACTGATAGCGGGCAATATGACTATCTACCTGTAAATATGCTGCCACCTCATCACGGATTTTCTCAGCGGCTTTACCACGCCCCAGTTCAGTTTGTTTAACGAACAGGGTTTTAGCGCCACGCTGGCCCACATACTCCTGCAGCAAATTTTTACTGTCAGCGGGCAGTTGCTCCAACAACTGCGATAACCCTTTGGCCTCTACCCCGCGCACGCTGGAAAACACGCTATCAATCATCCGTGGCGCTCCGATGGTGGCGTTCTCTGTTGTTGTAGTCTTAGGCTTAGTTTTGGTGGGTGCCTTGGGCTTTTGTTGCAATGTTTGCTGTAGCGTTTTGTTGGCACTGGCAAGATTGCGGGGGCGATATTCAAAGCCAGGGTCTATTCCCTTTGGGAGTTGCTTTACTTCGCCCGTGGTTTTGTCGATGTAATCGCGCAGCTCAACCTGGGGCGAAGGGGAAACAGTAAGGCCATAGCGTTTAAGGTCGGCCTCACTGGCACTCATCTTTTTGCACTTACAGCCGTAGCCATTGGATGGGCTGTGTGTCTCCCACCAGGGGTCGTCCAGTGGCAGTACCATTTTGTGCCATTTCAGATGCAGCTCACGCGGATTGAGTGAATCACCGTGCAGATAGATACCATAAGGGCGGCGCGCCTTGGCCGCCTCCATCTGTGCTTCACGGCCTGCATTATAGCTCTGGCGCATGTTGGTATCGTAAATCACCCTGGCGCGCCAAGGCTCAACCCCTGTGAAGTCCCAACCATGTTTGGCGGCAATGGTGGCAAACTGTTTTTGAAACTTGCCCAGACTCATGCCTCGGGCGATGGCATCATCTACTGCGCCGCGCAGATCACTGAGCAGATCATCACTCATAGCACCGGCTACTATAAAGGCGCGGTTATGAGCCTCGGCCCACACATCACGCCACGTTGAAGTGGGAACGTTGAGCTTTTGCCGGTAGAAGGCTATCGCCTCTGTAAATGGCACTCCGCCATATTTGAGTTGATTGGGGGCAGCACTGTCAGCCTTAGCCATCAGTTGACATCCTGTTCAATATCAAACTGTCCCAGCAGATAAGCAGCGGCTATGGCGCGTTGCAGTTGCTTTTTAAAATCATCATCATCCAGTTGCAGCTCGGTGATACTGTCGCGCAGCTCTTCCAGACTGGTCGCTGACAATACGGCATCGGCCACCGGTGCCATCAGTTTGGCCATAAGCTTACCAGGATCAAGCTGCGTACTGAGTTGTTCAAGGGTATCGGCTTGCTCTGCAGGCCCATCCTTTGCTGCCAGAGCCGCTAACGCTGATGCGGAACCTTCAGTAATGGATTCCTGAGGCATGGTCAACACTGCTTCACCATCCACAGGTTTGGGAATGCGGGTCTTTTCATGCAGCCAGTCTTGGGGGATCTGCATGCCCATGCTAACGAACGCCCGCAGCGGGTACGCCAGATCGCGCAGGTCTTCCGCCTCTGTAGTATCAAACACCAGGCGCGGGTAGCGGCGTGGGCTTTGGAAGCTCCTGCAGTTGAGGGCATACAGCGGCATAACCAGATCGCGGCTTAAGGTCTCGGCAATCAGCATCAGGTCTGAGTCGCGCAGCTCTTGGCGCACTTCGTTGTGTACGTTACCCAAGGCATTGGTTGAAGACTTGCCATCGGCCTGACTGGTTAAGGTGCCGCCCAGGACAACCTTGCTCATGGTCTTTTCGGCCCAACTGAACATAAGTTCAAACGGGTCAGCCTGGCCACTGGCGGCGCTGTGAAAATCCATCACCATGCCCTTGGGCATTATGCCACCGGCGTTGTGGCCTATGCTCATTACCGCCTGCAACAGCGCCGATTTCTCGTCAGTACTGGCACCGGACGGATACTGACCAATGCGCAGGGGCAAACCATAGATCTCCAAAAACTCCGCGAGGTCTCGAATAGAGTAGTTTTTAAAGATGAAGGGCCACACCAACTGACGCACCAAGCCTGAGCGGCTGAGATAACCACTCTTGGCGGGATGCAAATGGCTTATCCAGCCAAAGGGCCACAGCTCTACCCCCTCAACGGTAGCATCACGCAACCTCAGCTCATTGCGCCGTTCTGGGTGCGGCATAAACCAGGATGGGTCGCGGTACTCAGGTGCATCCACAAACCACTCACCCAGTTCCCGATGCCAGCTCAGCTCCAACATCGCAAAGCCCTTATGAATACCATCGGCCATGTCTTTGATGAGCTTGGCCATGTAATTGCCTTCACTCAGCAGCTCTGACAAATAGTCGGCATCATCGCGCTCTTGCTGGCTGGGGTTGCGAGGTGGCTGGATTTGCCAGTCTACGCCAACCAACGCCCGCTTACGTTTGTCGAGTTCCGCGTACAGGTGGCCATCTTTCTCTTCCATGTCTTCAGCCAGCTCGCACTGGGCGATGATGTCGCCTTGCTCGGCAGCAATCAGGATCTCGGCGGCCCTGGCTGGCGTAAGCCCGCTGGATGGGTGTTCTGAGAAGGTGCGGTGCAGTGATGCCAAGCGCACATCATCGGTTTGATACGCCTGAGCCTCCCTGGTTTTAAAGGGGCGGCCCTGGCTGTCCACTATTTTGGATGTTCTTTCTTGCATTACCAGCAACCTCGCTGCTTGATGTCATCATTCCTGTCGGCGCCAGCCAACTGGTTACGGTGGTCACTTTTGGGGATGGGCGTAAATTCGATGGGCGCGCCATCCAGGGTCGAGGCGTACACCATCAAAAACAAACTGATGGCCGCATCGCCGTGGCGTTCTTTCTCTTTGCCGGTTCGCACATCACCCAGGCACGGAGTTCCCCGGCGATTAACCGAGAGCGCCTGCAGATCAGTGCGGGTGTCATCATCTCGTGGAATGGTGATTAAGGCGTCTTCGAAGTGAGACTTAAAGCGCGGCATTTGCTCCCGGTAAAAAGCCTCTGACAGCATCACGCACTCGATCACTTCCGAGCCATAGCGGTCTTTGGCATACTCGGCCAAGGCTTGGCCGTTGCCACGGGCATCCATAGCTCCACCACGAAGCCGTGGCAGGCGGTCAACGATATAAAACAGAATTTGCTCTTGCTGCCGGAACGGGATGTTTTTCAACTCCACCTGCAGCTTGGTCGTAATGTGTAAGTCCTGGGCGATTTCACCCACATCGACCACAGTCAAGTCACCGCTACGGGCAAAGTCTTCACCAAATATGTGTGGGCGCGATGGATCCAAAGTCATCAATACCGGCAGCAGCACCTGGTTGCACCAATCGCTGATCTCAGCGGCGCGCAGCTGCTCTGGCCACTCGCCAAAATCAGCCCCCTTTTCCAGCCGGAGAATGGGACCACTCTCATCGACGCTGCTCATCCGCGCCTCAATCAGGGCGCGGGAAAGATACGCACCACCACCCGACTTGGGCACACAGTAATATTCTTCCAGGGAGTCGTCTTCGGTGGCCGTGGCTTTGAGCAGTTTGGCTTTCCACTCGTCCTCGGCAACCTGACTCCAGTCGATGCCGCGGATTTGGCAGATACGCCGGTACAGGCCGTCAAGGCAGGCATCATCCAACGTTATGCGGTGGACGCTGTAGTCTTTCTTACCGGCACGCGAATCGTTAATCAGTTCGTTAAACAGGTTCTCTACCCCGTTGTGGGTGGAGATAAGCCGCACCTTGGCGCCCCACATGGTCAGTGCCAGCGCCGCTTTGAGCACTTCGGCCAGCCGCTCATGGAAGGCGGCTTCATCTATGGTGACGTTGCCCTGCATCCCCCGCAGGTTGGAGGGGTTGGAGGACAGCGCCTGAATTTTGAAACCCGAGGCAAAGTAGATGGCGAAGGTCAGGATCTCCTTGCCATCCTGACCGTCATCGACAAACACTTCTTCGCAGATTTCACCTGCTGCCTTGTCAAACACCTTGGCCCACATGGCGGCGGCATCAATAAACTCCCGCGCCATCTCCTTGTTGGAGCCCACATAAAAGTGATTGGTGCCACCCTGCCCCCGGGCTGCGCCCGCACTGAGCGCCGCATCGGCAGCTTCAGCCCAGGTCAGGCCGGTACGGCGGGATTTCTCGGCGATTTTGAGTGGCGCCTGATCGGCTATCCACGCCTTTTGATAGCCAAGCAGCACCTCTTTGGGGTCAAAGCGGCTTAAGGTCGCCGCCTCATAGGCAGGGTCAAAACTGCTGGCAGTGCTATTGGCTGTTGTATTGGCATTGCGAATGGCCATCATGCGATCCCCAGAATTTCCCGCTTGAGTTTGGCCACGGCGTCACTGGTTAAGCCCGCAGACCTGGCAACCTGCTCGGCGGCACTGGCGGCCTCGGCCGCGAACGCCTGACGAATTTCTTTTTCGCGCTTGTGACTGGCCATGGCGGCACTCTCTAATCGCTGCACCGCCAGCATGGCGTCTTTAATCATGCCGACATCGGCGGTTTCATCTTCGTTTAACAGGGCTTTAAACAGTTGTGAACGGGCCATTTCAAGGATGAGTTTGGTCACTTCTCCGGTGGGCTTGTCGCCCAGCTCCGCCGTCCACACAGCTGTGATTTCGCGCATCTCGCGTAAACTCTTGCCCACGGCTTCCATCTTGCTGGCATAACGGTTCAGCCCGGCGCGGGAGAGCTGCTGCTCATCCGGCAAGCCTGCGGCCTTGATGAGAGCGTTAATTTCATCCAAAAGGTCAATCTGCTGGATGGAGCCATCACGCAGCCCGGCATCCAGACGCTTGCGGATATCCTCGGGCAGCAGGTCAACCTTGCTGCGGCGGCCACGGGTGGGTGTGTCGGCCATGGCTACTCTCCTGCTCTGGGGCGCTTAACGCCGGGCACGCTGGCGCGGCCATTGGCGACATCTTCACCGCGGCCGGTTAAGCGCGCCATGGTGACACTGCCTATCTGGTTGGTGGCAATCAGCCCCTGCTCATTAAGCCAGGCCAGCTGCGTGCGCAGGGCATCACGGCTGATGCCAAGGCCATACGCATCCAGCCCGTCCTGGAGGATGGACTCGTTGAGCTCAAAGCCCGGCACTTCGGTTAACAGGCGCAGCACCACCAGACGCTGGTGCTCGGCCATCAAATCGGCTATTGGCATTTATGTGACTCTCCTTTGAGCTCGTTCTCCAGCAAGAGATCGGTTTTACGGTCCAGTGCCTGAATGCCCTTTTCCATGGAGCCCAGGCGCTCGCCCAAACCATGGAGGGTTTTATCCAGGGCGTGCAGCTCATCCCGCGAGGGCATGTACTCCAGCTGCTTTTCCACATCCAGCAGGCGCTGGCCGTAGGACAGCGACTGTTTAAACATGTCGTCCAGCTCTTTACGGGTGGCAAACTTGCTGACCGCCCATACCCAGACCAGGGCGGAAAATATCCCGAGCACAGCCGCGATGGGCTGCCAATACTTGAGCATCACTTCAATCACATAGCCCCCCTCTTGCCGGTTCGCTTTTGCTGGCGCTTGTCTTCATCCTGTTGGCAGCTGAGACAGCGCTGTGCCTGCATCCGCTGGGTTTCTACCGGCTCAAGGCAGTCGATACACACCCCGTTGCCCGCGGCGTGGATAAGGCGATGGCGCGCCCGGGCGATACAGGCGGCGCGCTCGCTTTGCTCCAGCTCAGCAGCCAAATCCAGTGCATCCATGACTACTTGCCTTTACCAAACAGCGGCAGCAAAGCGCCAAACACGCCACCAGTGCTGCCACTTACCAAGGTTTGGGCGGCGGTACGCGCTGCCCCCCGGGCTTTGCCCTGCTCCCGAAGGCCCATGTACACCAGCGCGGGCGAGAGCAAGAGCAGCACCAGCTCGATATCAATATTGATGCCCGACAGCTGGCTGGCGATGACATACACCAGAGTGCCGATGACACACAGCAGCGCCGCCAGTGGCCGGGCGCGGCGAACAAACTCATCCTCACTGCTGTCGCCGGCGCGGATGGTGAGCTGGGTTTCCCGGTGGCGGGCCGTCTCGGCCGCATCGGCAATCTCCTGCAGCCTGAGAATTTGCGCCGGGGGCAGCTGCGTCAGGCTCTGGCGCAGGGCATCATGGGGATCAGCTGCTACCGCAACCTCCCCCACCAGCCTGGCCACGGTTTGGGCGGTGTCGCGCTTGTCACCGTCAAACCAGTGACTGACAGTGTTGATGATGGCGGGGCCAGCCTTGAGCAAGGTGGTGGAGATACCGGCGAGGGTTAACGGGTCCATAGGGTCTCCTTATGGGTTGGGCATGGCTTGCGCCTTGGCGCGGGCCTGTTTGATGTGCATTGGGGTAACCGCCTGCCAGCCACGCTCGAACATGCTCTGGCGGGTGGCGTGGTGGCTGTAGAGCGGCACGTTTTGCGCGGTGTTCAAGGCTGTCCCGGTGCGCTCATCCGCCAGCTCAGCGCGAATGCGTGCATTGAAGCCATCGCGGGCGCATTGGCGATAGATGCGGTTTTTGATTTTCCCCAGGGCAGCTGTGCTGTCGCCACAAAAGGGTGCGCTGTTGACGGCGCTGCGCTGATGCGCACTGGTGAAGCCTTGTCTGTTCATAGCTCCCCCGTCTCTAACACGCGGGCATAGCGCATGGCGCGGGTGGGGGTTTGTCTTGCCCAGCGGCTATCACGGGCCTGGCGCGCCGCTTCTTGCCAGTCATCTTTGGCGGCTGCCGCCAGCATCTTTTTAAAACCGGCCAGCCCCCGTACACCCAGCTGGTAACTCATGCACAGCAAAATGGTGCTGCGCGAGAGCGAGGTGAACTGCATGGCAGGCGCGATATCGGGGTGCTGGCGGATGTCTCGTGCCAGTCGGCTCACCGTCTCAGTCAGCCAGGCACGGGCGATGGGCTCACTGATAAAAAACGAGTAGTAGTACAGCGGGGCATTTTTGGGGCCAATGCGCTGGCCATAGCCTATGGTGGGGTAACCCTCGGAGCAGTGATAGGCGGTGTCCCGAAAGCCTTCGTCGCTCATCAGCAGACTCACGGCCTTGGCGGGCAAACTGGTGGTATGGGTAATACCGATATCAAGCGGTGCGTGCTGCATAAACAAAACCGGGACAATGAAGGTAAGCTCATTGTCCCGGTTTGCTTATACTGCCCGGATTGGAAAGGTTTCGGGGTTAGAGGTAGTGGCGCACTTCAGTTGGCAAAGCCAGCCGGTCGAGTTTTTGAATCAAAGGCCATACCACCAGATTTTGATGCCAATTAAGTCCATCACGGGAGCACTGCACCCACAATATCCCCGTATTGTCAGACACATACCAGTCATCACGCCGTTCTAAAGACTTAAAACGATAATAATCGCAACCTCTAATGCCATTCACATTGAGCGATTTGGCAATTCGATGATCCTTGTCATGGGCACTGGTAAACCAAGGTAAATGTAGAGCTTCCTGCACGGTCAGTGGATCAGGGGCGCAGCCGGTCATGATTAACAACGCCAGCAGGCTGGTGAGTGTGTGCTTCATCTTCTGTGTTCCTTCCCTGTGTTGCTGCCATTGCGCAACCATGTCCTATGGTCCCAAGATAGCAGTAACTTAGCATGGGGTAACGCAGTGAAAAAAGAGGGGGATGGCAGAGTGAGCCGGGAAATTGCACTGACAAGAAAAATTAATAGGTAAGCGTATGAAATTGAAATTAAATATACAATGACATTAATTTAAGTAGGTCTTTGCGTCTAAAAGTAAAAAATCCACCTGCATAGCAGGTGGCTTTGAACAGCCCCCTAGAAGGGGGCTAAAAGAATCACCCATCCAAACCAAGCTTGATCTGACCGTTTGATTCCTCTGCCTCTACTTTCTGTTGATACCTTACATATCGACGAATGATCTCTTCTTTTGCTCCCACTGAAGACACTCAAGCTTGGCGGAAGTCTCACCAGTAAGTGAACATGGTCTATCTGGACATTTAGCTCTACTATCCGACACCTCTTCATGCCGCTATAGATATAAATACTCCGACAAACCTCCTGCCCAACTCGGCCCTTCAAGATCCTGTGTCTATACTTTAGCTTCCATACAATGTGATACTGACAGCGATAGAAGACGTGCGATGCACTTTCATATCGGCTCATACTGCTTACTCCTTGATTTGCTGGTAACAAACCGAGTCAGTATGCAGCATGGGCACTCTTCGGGCTGAGCCCCGACTTGACGATCACCACCTCCATAGGAGGTGGTTTTGGGGTGACAACAAAAAGGCAATGAACTATTCATTGCCTCTTCTACAATAATTGCCGTCAACAGAAGAGCCTATGACCGCTGCAAATCTCTACCACCAGCATTAAAAGTCAAAATCTCTATAGCCAACTGTTCTCGAACTCTCAACTGTTCCAAGGAAGGCACATCTTGCTGTTTAGTACTTGGCTTCACACCTTTCTTTTCAAGCTTACTCTTTTCAACAGAAGCATCAAAATTACATACCGCAACAGCATTGTATGCGGCGGCATGACCACTGATCGTCTCCAAAAGACGAGCCTGCTCACGCACAACTTCCATACTAGACTGTGTAGTTGTCATATTAATTTTTCCTCCTGTACCATAGTCACTACCCGCTGAGTGACAAGCATGCACTAAGTCCATTATAGCTGCACTACTAGAAAACTTTTTGACCGTTTTCGCATTCATTTGAATAATCTTGCTAATTGGAGTCATTGGTGAAGCGCCGTTCTTGTGTTTATTATAGACTCTTGTCTTGGCACCAGACCCAATTCCATAAAATGAGCACTTCAAAGGTTCTGAGGTTGAATCAAACACTTCCCCGCCCAAATAACCAAATGTACGAAGCTCACCACTGTAACGAATAATCACAAACTCTTGGCTATTTTGTTTGCCTGAATCAGCTAATTGATCCAAAAACTCAACATCTGTCATGCCAAACTTCGCACCCAACTCATGAACTAGAAACAGGTGAAACATACTGTTCGCGCCTGCGAAGCCGTACAACACGCCATCAACATCGATAACTTTCCTGTAGCCATCATAGTCCTTACAAGAGACGGTAACTCCTGCGGATTGAAAAGTGACCCGGCTATCCGCTGCCATCATGGCACCAATTTTTGTTAGCTTAAACGTGGTGGTCGTCAACTGATATCCCTATCCCCAAAGTCTATCTTACACTGCATGACACTATTTTTTGGGCAGAGATTCTAATCGCTCCAGATTCATTTATCCACACTTTTTATCCAGATGTCCACACATATCCGAGTATATTATCAACCAAAAAAAATCTTCAAACTCATTGATGCTAAAACAACCCCCTCTGCCTCCTTGCCACAAACGCGGCCCGCTGCTCTGCGACGATTTGGCTGATCCGCCGTTCGGTCAGGCCATACTGCCGGCTGAGTTGCTCCAGATTATTGCCCTTGAACTCGCGCCAGATACGGATATCGCGCAGGGCATCTTTAAGCCGGTCGCCATTGGGGATGTAGAGGTCCCGCCCGCCCAAATAGGTGCTTAAGGTGGTGGTGAGCGCCTCCGCCACCAATGCAGAATCACTGACCTTATACTCCTTCAGAGTAATGCGCATCAGCTCACACAAGCTTTGCAATGTCGATGGCCAGCGCCGAGTAAACTCGATCCGCTCATCATCATCCAGGCTGGATAAGGTCAGCAAAGCCTGCTCCAGTTCTTCACAGCCTGCACTAAGCAACTCCAATTGCTCCTCAGCAACAGCGCTGTTTACAGGCGCATCCTTTTTAGTGCTCATTATTCAATACCTGCGCCCAGATAGGAGTTAACCACAGTTTGATAACTGGCTACTGCTCCGTTTTTGCCAAGGGGCAACGCTTCACCGCGCTGGGCAATACGCTCAAGCAACACCCGCTTATGCCAGTTTTTTAGACTTTCCAGCACCTTGACCGCCTGCGTTTCATCGAGCCAACGCACACTATCTACACCCAAACCAGCACCTGCGCCACTTGCTCTTAATGTCATGCGGCGCACATAAGCATCCAGTGCAGCCTCGTTTGAGTCAGCAATCACCAGGTGATGCCCCATGGTGATCCAAATGGCCACAATACGGTCTATCAAGGCAATTTTGCTGTTGCCACTTGCAGGACTCATTCGGCGTTTAGTACCCGACTTATTGGCCTTGGCGCTGGATTTTGACATGGGTTTAAAACCCTTTTGTTTCAGCGTTGCCAGAGCCATTTCCAGCTCATGCACGCCCATGGCTCTAAGCGACTCCTTGCCTGTGGCGCCTTTAAGCAAAGCCCGATAGGTGTCTTCATCCAAAGCCAACTTGCCCTTTGCGATGTTAATCAGCGCCATCAGGCGCTTTCTGTTTTCGGTTTGCATTGTGTCTCCTTTGCCTTACAACGCCGTTTATCAGCATGTAGACGCCAATAGGGGGCGTTTTTATCCAGCCACGTCTCAGCAACTGACTGCGTGGCTGGCAAGTGCTTTATCACGTACATGAGCAAAGCTCTGCTGTCGTTATTCATACTGCGTCCTTTGGCTGCTCATCAGTGCCGTATCACCACATACGGCAGACCACCGGCCACTGCTGAGCCACAGCCGGTGGTTTCGCTCAGACGGGAATTTGCCCTGCTTTGGCACTGGCGACTTCCTCCAGCACCTTGTTCATAAAGAAGGCCACCAGGTTGCGGCGATCTCCGGCAAACTCATGGCTTAAACCATCAAGCGCCTTGATGATGGCGGCGCCCATTTCGAGGCACAGCGCCGGATTCTCGGCAGTCATGGCTGACAACTCGCTTCGAAGCGTCTCGAAGTTGGCCTCAAGCAATGCCGCCAACCGCAGCTTGAAGGCAACTTGGTCAAGGCTTGCCTGGTTGTTTTGCAACAGATGTTTAATCGATTTCATCAGGCAACCTCCGCTTCGGCCACAGAACGGGCCACTAGCGCCAACTCTTGAGCCGCTTTTTGTCTGCGGAAGGCCTTTTTGCAGAACTCAACGCGGTTTTCAGCCCAATGCTGGTTAAGGCGACAGCTCGCCTCAATGGCGGCTTTAGACCAGAGTTCCGCGGCGCTGGCGTACAGTTTGCGGCGCTCAAGGCTGGCAGCTTTGGTGGCACTTTCGAGATAAAACGCGCTTTCATTGAAATGTTTCATGGGAATTCCTTTCATTGAAAATGGTTGATTAAAGAGCGCTGATATCGAGCGATAACTGCTGGTAACGGCCACAGGGTTTACGCTCATACAGTCGCAGGTATTGGCTGGTGCCGGTGATTTGAATGGCATCGGCGATAGCGTCCATAGCTTGTTGCCACAGAGGGTCGTCAATGCTTAACTGGCGCAGGCTCAGCACTTGGTTAACGTCGATGCGACCTTGTTGGTTTACCCGAAAGGCGTGCTCAACCATGGCCATGAGGCGGGTGTCGGCGCCACCGCTCCAGTTGTGAATACACTGGTCAATAAGCGCTTTGGCGGCCTGGATCCTTTCATCAAAATTGCGGTGTTCACCAATGGCGCGGACAATACGGTAGCGGCCATCAAAGCTGGTGAGAGTAATGTTGCCCTTTTTACCGCCATAGCTGACGCCATACTCGGCGGCAGAAAGGTCAACAAAGTCAACAAGCTGGGACATAGCAGAGAGTTTGAACTCGGTCATTTGGTTTCGTACTGCTTTAGCTTGCGCCACTACACCAAGCACCACCTCATCGCGTAGCTTGTCGATGGCTTTGATGCGTTCTTCCGGCACTAAATCGCCCTTGGCGTTTTGGCGGTACCCGACGGGAATAGTGATTGCATCCATGTTTTTCTCCTTAAAGTGGGTTGTTCCAGCGCACGGTAAAACCGTTGAACTGCACGGTGTAAAAAGTTTCGCGTTGGCCAAATAGGCTTTCAGTGATTTCCACCGCCGTGTGCTTAAAGTCACTGCTGGGGTGGTCAATGGTGATCACTTTTTGGCCTTGCTTGATGACTTTCATGCCGCGCAGGCGCAGCGCGGCGACTACGTCAAAAACAGGTTTATGGTGTTTCATCAATCACGCTCCTTCGTCATACGATTCAACTTGGCACCAAGGTGCTTAAGTTCGGTTTTCAACAGTTGAATTAGCTCGTTTTTGTCGTCCCCTGCTTGCAGAGTTAAACGGCGGATGGTGCCATCGGCATCGTATTCATTGCGGCGACTGCTAAAGCTGGACTGCACACTAAACACTTGCGAGGCATCAAGGCTGGAAAAAGGGCATCCACCACGGCAAGAGCGATACAGCTTGATGCGGATCGGGCTACCTGTGGTCTTAGTGTTTTTCTGGTTGGCCAAGCATTCATTCAGTGGAATTTCACCGAGCACAGGGCACATAACGGTGTGGTTCATGTAGGCCCCTTCCACCAGTTTTTGCATGCGTTCCATATCTCCAGGGTACTTACCGCTGAGTACCTGGCTCACAGTGGTACGCGATATGTGCAGCTTCTCGGCTACCGCTTTTTGACCGTTCAACTGAGCCTGCTCGGCCATCACGTCAAGCCACGTCATGCTGGATCTCCTTGTTTAAGTTGGCGTCAAATAAGCCGCCCTTTTGTCGCTTCGGTGCTATAGGGCCAGTGTCTTTCACCAAACGAAAACTGGCGTATTCACCAACCCGCTGAGAGTTAGGCAAGTGATTAGGTCGCCCACGCACCTGGCGTACATAGCCAAATTGCGCCAGCAGGTTGCAGTAGACTCTGGCGGTACTCATGCTGACTTCTGCCGTTGCGACCAAGTCGGGATAAGTAAAAGTGCGCATGATCCGCATTGACTGCCACACGCACTGTTGTGCGGTACCTCGCCGGTGTTTTGGCGCCGTACTTTTGCCGCGCCCTCTATACTCAGCCCGGTTGACTGACTTGTAGCGTTTTGGGGTAAAGCCACCGATAAAACGCTCCCCTGTAGGTAACGCGGTATCTTTGATAAAACCGCGTTTTTTCAGCGCCGAGATAATGGATGAGCATCGCTTTGGCGCTAAGCCTGTAGCTTTGGCCAGTTCTGCTCTGGTGAAACTGTATTGGCTGTGGATCCATGTCCAAGCCCGTTCTGTGTCATTAGCCATGTTCAATCCCTAAAAATGGTCTTAACCCTTTTTGCGGCTCTGACGGCCGGGTTAAGGCGGTGCTAGCGCCTGAACTCCAAAAACAATGGCTGATCGCCCCAGTTGTCCAGGGTGACTACATCCATATCGTTAGCGATGGCGGAGCGCTCAATTTTCTCCAGAGCGGTGAGAATACGACGCACCTCTCCGCCACTGCGTTTACGGATGTGCTCCAGCATGTCGTCACTCACTGTGATACGTTCATCCAGCAGTTGCTCGGCAAAACTGTGAACATCTGATAAGTCTGCAGGCTGAAATTCCACCCACTCACTAACACGGTTAAACAGCTGTTTTCGGTGACTGATGCGGCGGGCGATCTCTTCCATACCGACCAGCACCACGGGTTGCTCGGTGGCATCGTAAAGGTCACGAATGGTTTCCATGATTTTGGATTGGCCGACGATATGATCGGCTTCGTCGATAAACAGGGGTAACTGGCGCTCGTTCATACGATCAACAATGAAGTCCACACTTTTGCGCAGTGGATAGACCATGTCTGCACCCAGCTCTTCCATCACCCGAGCTAGAAAAGAAGACGGCGTATCAGTGGCATAGCAACGCACATAGATGGCGTTCATTGCTCCTAGCTGGTTTATGAGCCAGCAGATGGTAGTAGTTTTGCCAAAGCCAGATGGGCCATGGATTAGACCAATGCCGGGAGTGATAGAGGAACGGCCCTGCAGGTTCTCCATGAGTTCCAAGCAGGACAGTACGTTTTTAACCTCGACAACACGATGTTTCATAACTAAGATCTCCATTGACTAGATATGGACGTTTGCAGCGTCCTCTCCCAAGCCGCCAGCTCAATTGGCGGCTTTTTTTGTATCCTCTTTCAGCTTGTCTAACCGTTTGGCAAACAAGCGGTACTTGAGGCGATAATCGTTAAGCCATTGCAATTCACGTTCACTGAGTGCACGGTTCATATTTTCCAACGTGAGTTCTTCGGCTTTCTCGTGCTCTGAGCGCATGACTGTGGCGTGGTTTTGGTTTACCCGATTTGCAGCTTCCCCTAACGCATTGGATTCGCGGCTAAGGTTTACCAGCTGTCGTTCTGACGGCGTTGTTTGAGTAGGAATAGATTGACTTAACGCTGCAAGTGCCGGGTTATCAGTGACCTCGGTTTTAGGCACAAAGCTAGTGAGGTTTCCGCGTTCTGCAGCCGCTTTGGCTAAGCCCTCTGCAGCCAAGGTATCGATGCCAAACTTGTCCTGTAGCTCTCGTGCTGCACGTCGGAAGCTTGCCAACACCTTTTTGTCGTCTTTACGGGCCTGACGGAATGCCGCTGGATCGATATCACGGCCAATAAGGTCGAGGTTTACGGCCTCCACACATTGCTGCCAATCATCCAATAAATAGAGGGTGGCGCGGCCAACATCTGAAGGGTCAAGGAATACCCGCACGCGCTTTCTGTCCCATACGCTTTCCTGTAGCTCTGGCGCGGTATATTTAACGCCGCCAGCACTGACACTGCCGCGAACAACTGTGGCATCGCCAATATGGTTAAGCAGTAAATCGAGCGAATGAGGATTAGCAATGAACTGCGGTTTGTAGCCGCTTTCGCTGTAAACCTGAAACGGAGTTTTACCCTTTAATGAGCCTTTAAAGCCGTCATGTTCCTGATGCAGGTAGTCATAGTTGATCCAATCGTCGATCATCTGCTGCAGCGCTGCTGGCGTCATAGCCAGTTCAAGCGCTTCAGCTTGATTAGCGGCCTTATTTTTGCCACCAATACGCTGCGCAAAGGCTTTGGCTGATTCGATTTTTTGGCGATCACTAACACTGTGACCTATGTAGGCAGGCAGCAATTCGAACAGTGCTCGCGACAAGGTGCCAAAGAAACGTTCAATAAAAGGTTTTTCCCAACCGCTAAATGGGCGGGTACGTTCTTGGTTGTAATCGAGCAGATCAAAGATGCCGGTTACCCGTTGGCTGACATAATCTGAGCCGTTATCAGTGCGGGCTACGCCGTCCTTTTCAAGCATGCCCCAGTTGAGCATGCAGCGACGTAGTAATAGGCAGATCCCCTCACTGTTTGAACTTGGTGTCACCATTACCATGGGGCGGCGAGTGTAAACATCAATAGCTGCAATCACAGCATAACGCCGCAGCTTGCCATGGGAATTGAGCATCACATCAGTTGGCGTGCTGTCGAACTCCCAAACTTGATTGGGACCGCTCAGCCATGGGTACATAGTTCCGTATAATGGACGATGCGAATTATTGTACGCATCAGGATTAGTCAGCGCGGTAAATGCTGCGATATTGTCTTGATGCCAACGGAGCATCCAGCGGCGAATGGCGCCGATGGATGGCACTGCCCAACCATATTCAGCAGCTTTCTTTTCGGCTTCAGTTCGCAGAGTTTTGTACTTTTCAAGCAAGTGCGGTTTGCCCGTAACTAAGGCAATAAAAAATTGCTGCAGCTGTGGCTGGGTTTCCATGACGTTGATTTGGACGCCGCCGCGTGTATCAACCAACCCCATCAAGCCTTTGGATTTATAGGCTTTTTTCCAGCGATAAAGCGTAGATACTTTTAAGTCGTGTTGCAAAGCCCAAGCATTGACCGCTTCTGTTTTACGACCTTGAGCTTCGAACGGAGCAACGAATGTAGCCAGTTCTTCGAGCAATGCTCTACGTTCTAAAGCCGTTTGCTGTTTAGCAGTTGGTAGCGTGAGAAAGCGTTGCTGCTGCTCGGTTTTAAAAGCTGTTGTACTAGCTATTGAAGCGGCAAGTACTTGGCGAGCGGCAGCCACTTCTCTATTGGGTTCAGTTTTGATTATCTGTTGTTGCAGATGTGCCTGTGTGATTGCCGGTAAGCTACTGAGGTGATATTCGAAGCCTTTACCCTTAGCCAGTTTCTGCTTCGCCCATGACTCCACTTTGGCTTTATATCTAATACCCTGCACAGTAGATGGCATGCCTGGCATATCTAAAAGCTGTTGCGGGGTATACCAACTATTCACCATGATTGACCCCCAACAAGTCGTAACCTATCGTTTTACTGAGTTCATCAATGATCTTTGTTGATAGTGGTCTTTTAGGAACACGCTTTTGACTTGGGGCAAACATCTGAATGCAGTCTTGAACAGTCCTTGGATTAAAACCATTTGAGACAGCCCAAGAGCGACTAGTTAGGCCTTGTGCCCTTAGCGCTGCATGAATGTGATTGGCGTTCTCTATTTTCATGATGTTTTTCCGTGTTAGCATATCAACTCGCGCACTACGCAACATGCCAAGTGCGCGATATAAGAACGATGCGATCTTAAAAGACGAATTACAACGTCTTTTAGTATCTTTCTATGGTTTTATTTATGGCCCATTGGCCAAACGCGGCAAGCCGTTGATTTAAAACAGGCTTATAAAAGAAGAAAGTGAATATGAAAAAAGAAAGCGCTCTTTCCTTTCCAACTGAAGGCGTGGAAAGCTTTGCTGAACGTCTTAAAGAGCTTATTGGGGATGAGAGCTTAAGATCTTTCGCTATCGCTATTGAGACATCTGAAGGTGGTGTTAGGAAGTGGTTCACCCAAGGAACCAAGCCATCTTTTGACAAAATGGTGCGTATTTCTCGCCTCTATAATGTAAATCTAGAGTGGCTTTGTACTGGAGAAGGTACAAAACAGATTGAGACTGAGATGGCCATTTGCCCTGGCAATGAATTCGATGAAGAGTATGCACTGATTAACGGTTTTCATGCCCAAGTCAGCACTGGCCATGGTGCAGTGTGGGATGATGAGAAAGTTAGACGAAAGCTGGCATTCCGCACCAAGTGGTTACGCTTTCGTGGCCTACAACCTGAAAACTTGCGTGTGGTGTTTGCTAAGGGCGACTCAATGGAGCCAACTATTCACACTGGTGATTCGATACTAGTAGATATCACTCAAACCACACTGACTGATGGCAGTATATTCGTGCTACGCCTAGGCGATGAACTTTACGCTAAGCGCCTCCAGAAACACATTGATGGCAGCGTGACCATTATCAGCGATAACAAGGAGTATAAGGAACAGGTTGTCACTGCTGCAGATCTTCCTATGCTCAATATCGTTGGTAAAGTGGTATGGATTGGGAAGGACGTTAAGTAA